CGGGCCGCACGGCCACGGCGGAATGCAGCCCGGAGGCGTGGGATGTGTTCGTGCGGGACTACCTGCGCCTGGAGGCTCCCGCCCTGCAAGCCTGCTACGACCGGCTGCTCCGGATCGCCGAGGGGAAGGGGTGGACCATCCCCTCCCTGCGCACCCTGCAGCGGCGGCTGCGCAAGACGGTTCCCCGCGAAGTGGTGGTGCTGGAGCGCCACGGGCGCGATGCGCTGGAGCGGCTGCGCATGCCGCAGATCCGCGACGTGTCTGAGTTGCACGCCCTGCACAGCATCACCGGAGACGGCCACCAGTTCGACCTGTTCGTGCGCTGGCCCGGCGGGGAGATCGACCGGCCCCTCGGTCTGTTCTGGCAGTGCATCTATGCCCGCAAAATCCTGGGTTGGCGCGTCGACCGCACAGAAAACGCGGAATTGGTTAGGCTCTCGCTCAAGGACGTGGTGGAGCGCTTCGGCATCCCCTACCGCGCCTACCTGGACAACGGCCGAGCCTTCGCGAGCAAACATATCACCGGCGGCGTGGAGTCCCGCTACCGCTTCAAGGTGAAGCCGGAGGACCCGCAAGGGGTGCTGACGGCCCTGGGCGTGGAGGTGCATTGGACGAAGCCCTATCACGGCCAGTCCAAGCCGGTGGAAAGGGCGTTCCGCGACCTGTGCGAGCGGGTGGCGAAGCATCCGGCGTTCTCCGGCGCCTACACGGGCAACAAGCCGGACGCGAAGCCGGAGGACTACCGCTCCCGCGCGATTCCTCTGGATGACTTCCTGCGCAAGCTGGAAAGCGAAATCAACGAGTTTAACCGCCACCCTGGCCGGCGCACGCAGGTCTGCAACGGCGTGCTGTCGTACGACCAGGCGTTTGCCGAGTCCTACGCCGACGCGCCCATCCGCAAGGCCACTGCCGAGCAACTGCGCATGCTGATGCTGGCCGCCGACACCGTGCAGGCCGTGAAGCCCTCCGGCCGCATCCGCCTGTGGGACAACTTCTACTGGGACGACTGGATGCCCAGGCACGCGGGCGAGCGGTTGACCGCGCGCTTCGATCCGGAGCGGCTTCACGAGGCCATCCACGTGTACAGCCTGGACGGGCGCTACCTGGGCGCCGCGCCCTGCCGCCAAGCATTCGGCTTCGGCGACGTGGCCGCGGGCAAGGAGGAAGCCAAGGCCAAGGCCAACCTGCGCAAGCGCACGCGTGAACTGCGCGAAGCGCACCTGCGGCTGGAGAAGGCACAGCTCGCCAAGATGCTGCCCGATGTGCCCACGCCGCCACTGCCAGCGGCCAATGTGATCGCGCCGCTCTTCGGCCAGGCGGTGAGGCCCGATCCCACTCAGGAAGAAACGGACGAAGTGTTCGGCAGGGCGGTGAAGCAGATGTTTGGGGAGTGAGGACCGGCGCGGGGAGGACACCCCGCGCCACAGCGGTGAGGCTCTAGCCAGGAGACTGTAGCGATGGGAGCTCTCGAAATCAAGCCCGCAATCGAACCGCAAGCGGCGGAAGCCGCGCCTTTCGCGGGCAATGGCAACGCGCTGGCGCCGCTCACGGACGGGCAGGTGCGGGCGCGGATCAGGGAGATCGTGGATTCCGGGCAGGCGTCGCTGACGCAGATCGGGAGCAAGGTGGGCATCAGCGCGGCGGTGATGTCCCGCTGGTACCGCGGCATCTACGAGGGCCGGAACGAGGACGTCTCCGGGAAGGTGGCCGATTGGCTGAGCTTGCGCCAAAGCGAGGCCAAGGCGCAGGTGCCACCGGAGCCCGAGTTCGTTCCGACCCGCAACGCCGACCGCGTGCTGAACGCGCTCCAGTACGGCCAGGCCACCGCGGACTTCGTGCTGATCCACGGCGAGGCGGGGCTGGGCAAGACGCGCGCGTGCACGCACTACGAGCGATCCCGCCCCAACGTGTGGATCGCGCGCATGAACCCCACCACGGCGTCAGCGGCTGCGTGCCTCTCCAAGATCCGCCAATCCCTGGGCCTGCGCGCGGCGCGGCGGGGCGCGGGCGCCGCCGACATGCTGCGGCATCTGGTGGACTTCTTCCGGGACAGCGGCGGGATGCTGATCATCGACGAGGCGCAGCACCTCTCCCTGGCCGCGTTGGAAACCATCCGCGCCATCTACGACGAGGCCGGCATGGGGCTGGCGCTGGTGGGGAACGACATCGTCTACAGCCGCCTGAAGGGCGGCGGCGACACGGCCCTGTTCGCGCAGATCTACTCCCGCATCGGCAAGCGCGTGGCGCTCAAGGCCGTGGACGACACGGATGCCGAGAGGTTCGCCGCCGCGTTCGGCGTGACCGAGCCCACCGCCGTCACGGACCTGCAAGCCATCGCCAAGAAACCCGGCGCCCTGCGGGGCGTGGTGAAGACCCTGCGGCTGGCCGCGATGTTCGCCAGGGGAGCGGGCGAGACCCTTTCGACGACGCACATCAAGACCGCCTGGCGCGAGTTGGGAGGTGCCCAATGATGGCCTATCCGGTCTGCCCCCACGCGGGCTGCCACACCCCTATGCGGCGTTCGCCGCGCGACGGGCACTACACGTGCCCGGACTGCGGCGCCCGGTGGGTCGGCGTGGCCGTCCTGCTCACGCGGCGCTGGTTCGTGAAGGACAGCGAGGCGCCGCTGCCCGGCTACTGGCCGGACAGCGGGTTCGAAGCGCAAACCATGCCGGAGCCTGCGCCATGTCCCATCAACTGATGACCGCCGCGGGCGAGATCCGGCACCTGGGCCTGGTCGGCTGGGGCGGCGCGAGCCTGCGGCGTTGGCTGTGGTGGCGCGAGCGCCGGCGGGCGGCGCAGCGCGCCATCGCCCAAGCCGTGCGGTGGGTGACCGGTGGGAGGCGGCCGTGATCCCGGTCTCCGAACGCGTGTGGGAGGTGATGCAACGGCACGTGGGCCGCGAGTCAGGCATCACGTGCCGGCAGTTGGCCGAGGCCGCCCAGGCGCCGGAACGCGAGATTCGCAGGGCGGTGACGGAGCTGCGCGAGGCTGGCGTGCCGGTGTGTGGGCATCCCAAGACCGGCTACTACCAGCCAGCCAACCCGGCGGAACTGGAGGAGGGCTGCCGGTTCCTGCGCCAGCGGGCGCTGACCAGCCTGCACCTGGAAGCCAAGCTGCGCGGAACGAACATGGCCGAATTGCTGGGCCAGTTGCGGTTGCAATTCCCGCCGCCGAAGCAGGAAGAACTGCCGCTGAATGGAGGATGAGGCACGGACGCCCTATGACCCAACTGGACCAAGCCAAGGCCGCGGCCCTGGCCGAGATCGAAGCCAAGGCCAAGACCTTAGCCGATGCGCGCGCACTGTTGGCCGAGCGCATGGAGGCGCTGCAAACGGAGATCTCCGCGGCCAAGCGCCGCAAGCTGCCCGGCATCAAGTCCGCCCTGGGCGAGGCGGCAAACGCGGAGAACGATCTGCGGGCCTTGATTGAACACAACCCCGGCCTGTTCGTGAAGCCGCGCACCGTGGTCTTCCACGGCGTCAAGCTCGGCTTCCAGAAGGGCAAGGGGAAGATGGACTGGGCCGACGACGCCCAGGTGATCACGTTGATCCGCAAGCACCTGGCCGACCAGGCCGAGGTGCTGATCCAGGTCACGGAGAAGCCGGTCAAGGAAGCGCTGAAGAACCTGGCTGCGCCCGACCTGGCGCGGATCGGGGTGACAGTGGAGGAAAGCGGCGACCACGTGCTGGTCAAGGCCGCCGATTCCGAACTGGACAAGCTGGTGGACGCGCTGCTCAAGGCCGCCACCGGCGACGAGCAACTGGACGAACCTGCCAAGTGAGCGGAGGCGGCCATGCGCAAGCGCCACCAGAAGGCCCGGCCCCGCACGCGCGCGCAATGGGAGGCGGCGGCGGTGAAGCACGCCAGAGCGCGGCTGGGCGAGCGCTACGGCATCCACATCAGCGAGCTGGAGTATTGGGAACTGGTCGGCCGCATCCGCATGGCGTGGATGCCGGACAACCTCGCCCGCCTGCTCGCCGCGCAATCCCGCGACCGCCATCTGTACGACCTGTGCGTGCGGGGGCAGTGGGTGATCGCCCTCTGGTCGCCGCCCGAACAGCGCATCGCCACGTTTCTCCCGCGCCAGGAAGGGCTGGCGTGCAACGGCTTGGCACGGGAGGCGGCGGATTGAGCATGACGCCTCACACCTGCCACGCGCCCGGCTGCGGGGCTCCCGTGCCGCAAGCACTGGGCGCTGGTGCCGGGCCACATCCAGCGCGCCGTCTACGCCGCCTACCGGCCCGGCCAGGAGACCGGTGATGGGCGCCCCAGCAAGCAGTGGATCGCGGCGGCCCATGCCGCCATCGCCGCGGTGCAATTGGCGGAAGGCGCCGGGCGCCCGGAGTTCTATTGCAGCCGGTGCGGGCGCTGGGCGGAACGGGTGGTGCAGGTGCAACCCGGCATCAAGGGCGACGCGACGCACTCCATTCCGGATTGGGAGTCGGTGACGGTGGTGCATGGGGATGACCGCACGCTGGAGGGCAAGGAGTGCGGAAAGCGCATGACGGACATCGCGGCCCTCGCCGCCTTCAAGGAGAAGCTCAAGCGCCACGACCGCGCCGTGCTGGTCGCGGCGCTGAGCCTGCTGGCCGTCAGCAACCCCGACGTGCCGGAGCTGGTGGAGAACATCGCGGAGTATTGGCAGGAACTTCGCCGGCCGCGAAAGCCGGAAGAGAGGCGCAATGAGGAACCCCAACCCACGGACTAAACTGCTGGCCCGCGTTCACTGCCTGAAGCGCGACCTGGGCATGGACCATGACACCTGGCGGGCGATGCTTCAGGCCGGTTGGGGCGTGGAGTCCTCCGCGCTGCTCTCCAACGATCAACTGGGCGACCTGGCGCGGCGCCTGGACGGCGAGGCCGGCGGCGGGTCGTACCCTGGGCGTCCGCGAAACATGGGGCCGATGCGTCCGCGCCGCGCGCGCCGCCAGGCCGCTGACGGAAACACGCGCGTGGCGCAGCTCCAAAAGATCGAGGCGTTGCTCGCGGAAGCCGGGCGGCCGTGGGCATACGCGGACGCGCTGGCCCGGCGCATCTGCAAAACGGACAAGGCCGCCTGGGTGGCGACGGACCAGCTCTACAAGATCATCGCGGCCCTGGTGAAGGACGCGGAGCGCAACGGCCGCGAAGGCAAGGAACCATGAACGCCGGGCGCAAGGCGGAGCAGTTGAGCTTCCTGGAGGGCGCGGCACCGCCGCTCTTCCCGCCGCGCGTCCGCACGGCACCGGCCAAGCCCCGCAAACGGCGCGCGGCGGCGGAAATCACCATCGTGGCGGACGATCTGCCGGAATCCCTGCGCGACCTGGCGGAGCTGATCGGCATCGAGGCCGTCGTGGCCCTGTGCTCCACCTTTGGCGGCACGGGGCTTCACGTGCCGGCGAAGCCCGCGCGCGCCGGCGCGTTGACCCGCGCCCTGGGGTTACTGCCCGCGACCCTGCTCTGCCGCCGCCACGGCGGGGAAAAGCTCTATGTCCCCATGCTGGACCGGGCCCTGCGGCGCTACCGGCACCGGGCGATCCGGGAGGCGTACGACCTGGGCGATATCTCCGTGAAGCAACTGGCGCGGCGCTTCGGCCTGTCAGACCGGCAAGTCAATTCAATCCTCAAGGGGACGCTGTGATCCGTGTGCCCGCCCTTGCTGGCGCCCTGGCGCTCGCGTGTACCGCGTGGGGATCCGCCGCCGATGACCGCTTGCACGGCGTCATCTGCGGCCACGAGACGCGCGGCGAGAAGCGCCCGGCGTGGGCGGTCAGCCCCAACGGCGCCGATTGGGGCATGTGCCAGGTGAAGTACCACAGCGCCGTGGCCTTCGGCGGGTTCGCGCGCAACCGCAACCCCGGAGACCTGTTCGATCTGGCGGTCAACCGGCAAGTGGCCCGCGCCATCCTGGCCGATTGCCGCCGCCGCTATCCCAACGCCACGCCCTACCGCATGGCCTATTGCTACAAGGAAGGCCCCTACGCGGTACCTGCCCGCGACCGCACGCACAAGCCTGCCCGCTTCGTCCGCGGCCATGCCTATGCCCTGGCGATTGCCGGACAGGTAGCCGCCTTGACCGCCATCAAGGACTGAAGCGCTTCGCCTGTTTCCTGGGCGCGAATAGCCCCATGCTGCGGGGCATGGACCGCATCCCACTCTCCCCGCACTTCTGGCTGCACGAGTTCACGCGCTCGGAAGCAGCCGCGCGGCGCGGCCGGAACATCGAGGTGGAACCCGGCAGCGGCGTGCACCGCAACCTGGAGCATCTCTGCCGAACGGTGCTGGAGCCGCTCCGGGCCGCCCTGGGGGGCAAGCCCATCGCCATCACCAGCGGCTACCGTCCGCCCTGGCTGAACCGCCTGATCGGCGGCGCGGCCAACAGCCAGCACACCCAGGGCCTGGCGGCGGACCTGATCGTGCCCGGACTCACGCCGCTGGAGGTATGCCGCCTGGCCGTGGAGGCGCGCGTGCCCTACGACCAGCTCATCCACGAATTCGGCCAGTGGACCCACATCTCCGCTTCGCCAGCAGTCCAGCCGCGCGGGGAGGTGCTGACGGCCAAGGCCATCAACGGCGCCACGGCCTACCTCCACGGCCTGGAGGAGGTGGCGTGATGGACTGGAAATCCGTCGTCGGCACGGTCGCCCCTGCCATCGCCACGTCCCTGGGCGGACCGTTGGCCGGTGCGGCCGTAGGGGCGCTGGCCAAGGCCCTGGGGGTGGACGCCAAGGAAGCGGCGGTGGCCAAGGCCGTCGTGAGCGCCTCACCGGAAGTGCTGGCCGCGATGCGCAGGGCGGACCAGGAATTCCAGGTGCGCATGGCGGAACTGGGGCTGGATCCCGAGAAGATCGCCGCGGCGGACCGCGCCAGCGCGAGGGAGCGCCAGGCGAAGACCGGCGACACCACGCCGCAAACCCTGGCCTACGTCTACACGGCGGGATTCTTCGCCGTGCTCGCCGCGCAATTCGTGCTGGGATACCTGGGCGTGGTGCTGCCCGACCAGGTGCTGCGCACGCTCGACATCACCACGGGTGTGCTGTTCGCCTTCGTCATGGCAAGCAAGGATTTCTTCCTCGGCTCCTCCAAGAGCAGCCAGGACAAGGACGCGCACATCCGCCACATGTGGGACTCCACGCCATGACCATCGATTGGCAGAGCCTCGCGGCGCTGGCCGGCCTGGGCACCGTCTGGAGCGGCATCAACCTGTGGGCCGTCAAGTGGCTGCTCTCCCGCCTGGAGCGCTCCCTGGAGAACCGGCTTGTCGATCTCGATGGCAAGGACGCGCGCATGGAGTCGGAGATGCACCGGATCGACAAGGAACTCTTGAAGCTCCGGGGATCGCTGCCGCTGGAATACGTGCGGCGTGAGGATGACATCCGGAAGGAAGTGGTGATCAACGCCAAGCTGGACGCCTTGTCCTTGAAGATCGACCAGCTGAGGAACCCATGACGGGCATCGACCTGGAGAAGGCGCGCCGCGAGCAACTGCGGTGGTACATCCTGGAAACGCTGAACGCGGCGCGGCCGGTTGGCGCTAACGAGGACATGGTGCTGTCCACCATCCAGGCCATCCCGCTGCCCACCACACCCCTCGAACTGCGCCGGGAGCTGGACTACCTGGAGGACCGCAAGCTGGTGACGCTCAGCGGCAAGGGCGGCCCGGTGTGGTTCGCCGAATTGACCCGCTACGGCGTGGACGTGGTCGAGTACACCATCGACTGCGATCCGGGCATCGCCCGCCCCAAGAAGTACTGGTAACGGCGGAGGCCCATGCCACCCCGCTCCGCGATTCTCGACCTGCCCGAGGACATCAAGGCCGAACTGGACCGCCGCCTGCTCGCCAACAGCTTCCAGGACTACCGTGGCTTGGCCGCTTGGCTTGCCGAGAACGGTTGCTACATCTCCAAATCCGCGCTGCATGAGTACGGGCAGGATTTCCAGGCGCGCTTGGGCGCCTTGAAGCTGGCGACGGAACAAGTGCGCGCCGTGGTGCAGACCCTGCCTGACGAGGAAGGGGCGTTCAACGAGGCCGTGATGCGCCTGGCGCAGGAGCGCTTGTTCTACTACCTGGTGGACGCGAACCTGGACCCGCGCGACCCCAAGCAGACCGCCGCCTTCACCAAGGCCGTCCATGCCATCGCCGACCTGGGCCGCGCGTCGGTCAACCAGAAGCAGTGGGCGGGCAAGGTGCAGAAGGAGTTGGACACGCGCCTGGCGTCCCTGGAGGCGAAGGCCAAGGGCGGCGATGGCGGGCTCGACCTGGAAACCCTCCGCCGCGTGCGGGAGGAAATCTACGGGATCGTCTAGGAGGCGCATGGACTATGAGGCACTCGGCCGCTACACGGCCGCCAAGGAAACCGCGATCAAGGCCGCGCGGGAGCGCAACCGCGCCTTGGCGGATTTGTCGCGCCTGATCGGAAGCTGCATCGGCAACGAAGGCAGCGGGATGCTGGCCGCGCGTTACGACGCAGTGCGGGCGCGCGATCTGCTGGACGCGGCGGGGCTGGCCGATGGCGTTCTGACCCGCGCGCTGGCGGAAGCCAACGCCGTGCATGCGGCGGCTGGCAAACCAGCGCTGACGTTGGGGTGAACGGTGGCCGCCCGCAAGCCCAAGGCAGGCCCGGCCGTCCCGCTCTACGGCTATCAGCGGACTTATCTCAAGGACCGCAGCCGCTTCAAGATCGGCATGTTCGCCCGCCAGACCGGCAAGACGTTCATCTCGACCCTCGACATCGTGGATGCGTGTTACGAGGCCGAGGCGCGCAAGAGCCGCGAGCGCTGGGTGATCCTCTCCCGCGGCCAGCGCCAGGCCAAGGAGGCGATGGACGAGGGCGTGAAGCGCCACGCGGAAGCCTATGCCCTGGGCGTCGACGCGTACGACTTCGACTGGCAGGCGGAGGATGGCACCCAGTACAAGGCGCACGAGGTCATGCTGCCCC